TATCGTTCTTGACTTGGTACTTTCTTCCAGTTATCAACTTTGTATTTCTTAGCTCCGTATGTAACAACTCTACCAACAGCTTCAACTAAAGAACCAGGTACTAAAGACAGTCTTGGTTTATCACTATCAAACTTCATAAAGTCACCCATAACTTCATAGGGTATTTTATGCCTAAGTAAAGTTGCTTTGCAACCATCACAAGGTGGATGGGTAACAAATAATGTAGTACCTGCAGGTGTTTCGGCACCGGTGTTTAAAGTGTCTTGAAAGTTATTAACACAAGCAACTTCAGCGTGAATTACTTCATCTTTCGTTTCGCCTTCACCAGTTTCACAACTTCCGCCATCAGGATTAAAGTTATAGCCTTCAGCAAGAATTTCATAATCTATTTCTCCTTCAAAAATTTCTCGTGCCATTACAGCGCCTACTTTGCGTTTATTACAAGGTGATTTAGCTGCAACTTCAATTAAGTATTTATGTAATTGATTTCTACCTGTTACTGTTTTTATCATTGTATACGCCCTTTCTCTCTTGAGTATAATACTTGTAAAGCAGCAGTAGGTGATCTGTAATCTTCACCTTTATCAAGATTTGCTTTTACATCATGTGCAACTTTATCAATTGATTTAGTGTCATTACTATCACAAATGATTTTAACAATCTCAAATATACAGTGTCCCATACCCATGGCTTGTAACATTGGCATAGCAATAATAAATGGCGCAAATGTTGCAAGCTTGATACCTGGATAAGCACCTTCGATTTCACCATCAATCATTTCTAACATACGCCATTCAACATGTGTGGCCCATTCATGAAGTTCGACTAAAGTCATATCATGTAATGGTTGAGACATAAAGATTTCATTTATAGTACTAGATTTTAAACCAAGCTTCCAGAATACACCAATTGCAACAAAGAATATATCACCAACAGCATCCATTTGTTGAATATAACCGTTAGCGTCATATAACTCTTGTGTTTCTTCAAGTAGTAATCTACTAGCTAAGTTATAGTCATACTTTTGCTCGTATCTTTTAGCATTCCATAGTATAACTCTATCTGTAACAGACACCGTAGCCTCGCTACCATCTTTTTCATCACTTATAACTTTTAATTTATCATTCATGCTATTGCCCTTCTATATGATTTTTACCGTATACATGTACAATCTTAGTTCCAGTTTGTTGGAGTACAACACCTTCTCGACCTTCACGAGTTGTGTAAGAACCGATCATAGTACCTTCAAAACCATCAAACTCTATTTTATATATTTTATCAGACATTTAACTCAAATCCTAACTTATCTTGGGGTTGATATTCACCTAAGGTTAACATCTCAGGTCTAAAATTACTAATTGTCGCTTTAGGATCTATCTCATAAGGTACCTTAGCTTCTTCACAGTTATTTAACTGGCGCAAATAATCTAAAGTTCCGTTAATATGGTTATCATATATATGAGTGTCGCCCAATACCAGCTTAATAACACCTGGCTTATATCCGCATTGGTTAGCCAATATAATATTCCACGCAGCGCAAAGAATAATATCAGAAGGTAAGCCGACCATAGTATCCACAGAGCGCTGATACCATACCATATCGAGTGTGTCCCCTCGCACATACCACTGGTATAGCATATGACAGCAAGGAAGACTGAGTTTATCAAGACGATCAGGCCTCCAACCAGACACAATAATTCTACGATCTGCAGGATTGTTTTGTAATTTATTAACCACGTCTTCAAGTTGGTTAAAGCCGTTAAAATCAAGCCAAGCGTTACCATAATCTACCTCTATATGCCCTTCATCTGGTCCATGTGCGTTATTAATATCATGAGCGTCTTTTTTATACCCCCAACTATTCCAATAGTTACAACCAAACTTTTTAAAGTCATCTATATGTTTAGGTCCTCTTAACATTGCTGCTAACTCACCTAAGACAGGTTTATAAAATAACTTACGCCCATTCAATAAAGGGAAGTGAGTACTGATGTCAATCTCAATCAACTCCCCAAATATTGAATAAGTTGAGACATTACGAGTTTCACGCTTCTGTCCTGAGTGCATAATCTTTTGTATTAGTTTTGCGTATTGTAGTTTTTCCCAATTTTCCATTAGTCTTCCTCTCTTTCAACTATTACAGCTACTGGATTAGCAAACATACCAACAGTATTTTTTGTCTTTATGTTTGTTACAATAACTAGGTGCTTATCGTGTGTTATTGTTACGTTGTCAAATTCATGATCTCTGTCATGTAAGTCAGTTACAGTTATCGCGCTCATAGTATATCCTTTATTTTGTTATGTGCTATTAATGTTTTAATGAAGGTTTCAATGTCTACCGTTTTATAAATAATAGTATGTTTCTCATCGTTGTTATTTTCCGCTAATTGTTTTATACGTCTTTCAGCAGCATCGTAATTGTCCCAGACATATTTATCATGAATATCACGCGCAATCATTGTTTCTTTAATATCAGTATTTGTTTTTAATATTACATACATTTAATAGTCTCCCAGTATTTTATGTAAAGGTTCAAATTCAATTGTTTCTATTTGTTCTTGCTCATGTAATTGAAACGGTAGCTTTGGCAGTTCTTTTACAATATGAAACATATGATGACCGTCAAAAGCACGCCAATTTTTGCGTGACACTTTAGCTTCTTCATAAGCTTTATTAAATTCTTTCTTTGCGTCCTCTATAGTTTCATATGGACCATTGCAGCCGTGAAAATAGACTGATGATTGTAATATATAGTACATTTTCTAGTCCTTATTTAGTTCGTAAATGTATTCGCCATCTTCAATATCACCCCAATTGTAGCCCGCGCGAACATTAACAGGCATAGGTAAGTCTTTAATTTTTACTGACTGTGACATTTCTTGCCAGCCTTCTTGCATACTTTCAGCAATTATTAAACTTGCAGCTTTATATAGTTGCTCATCTTTTGGGCATGTATATATGTAACTATCATGTACAAAGTTACGCAGCTTAATACCAGGATCAAGCTCTTTAAGCTTTGGCATCATATAATGCATTGACAATTTAGCTACCTCAGCTTCAAAACCTTGAATTTGCATAGCAAGTTGGTCAGTCATCATTCTTGCTGTGTAACGCCTACCTAGGGGAGTTTCCCAGGCTTCTTTGCGTTTCCATGCACGAATACCTTCAGTTTGCCATGCAGCAACTTCTTTCCATAGTTGCAACCATTTCTTTTTAATCGCAGCTGCTTCATCTTCAGGTAGATTTAATCCCGCTTGTTTCAGCAAAATGTTTTGGAATGTTGCAACTCCAGCACCAAATAATAAACCGAAATTAGCAGTCTTACAAATTTGCCTATCTTGTTTAGTATAGTTTTCACCAAAGATAATTTTTGCCACATAACTATGTATATCTTCATCTTTCCTAAATAACTCTTCCATAGTTTTATCACCAGTCACCGCACATACACCACGCAATTGCATTTGTGAGAAGTCAGAGTATATAATAACTATATCGTCTTCCGTGCTAACGCCAAATATACCTTTAGTTGAACGCGGTAATTGTTGTAAGTTTTGACTATCTGAAGCCGAGCGCCCAGAACGTGGTGAGAATTTAAACTTACCAAAGATACAACCATCATCAGCAGTGTCTAAGAATTTCTTAAGGAATGAATTCTCTTTAGTTAGTTTACGGGTTTCTTTAACATCTTTAGCACGTGTATTACCTTGAGCAATTAATGTTGATAAACCTAAATCATCTGACATATTAGAACCAATATACTCGCGTACTTGCTGGTACGAGTTGCAATTGATAGGTAAAGCAATGGCTTCAATACGAGCTAAGTTATGAGCATATTGTGCGTTAAGCTTTGTCTCATCAAAAGGAAAACCATTATTCTGAAAGTCTAATGCATAGTTAGTAGATAAAATGTCTAATCTATAATTAATGTTCTCTTCTTGAGTGTTAACAACATTATATACATCATACAAATATAACACATCACTTGCAGCATAAGCAATTTGTTTTGTAGATAATACCGGCACGCTCCAATCTGCTTTATGCATTTCTTTCTTATCGTCACCATATATGTCAACATCTAAAACATATTTAACAACTTCATCAAGTGAGAATTTTTCTTTCTTAAAGAAGTGCAAACGGCTCAATAAGAATGTACAATCGTACTTTTCCGGGAGCCATGTAATTCCACCCAAGTTTGCTTGAATAGTTGATATATCATAGTGAGCATTGTGAAACACAAGATGAGCTTTTGATATTGCTGCAACTAATTGGAATGGATCAGGATTTTCAACAATTAATACTTCTTCCCAACCTTCCTGAAAGAATTGAATAATACGTATTTTACCGTATAATCCTATTGTCTCAGTATCAGCCATAACAGGCTTTTCTAAATCTATATGATTTTTTAGCTCTGTAATTGGAATGAATTTAAACGGTACTTCTCTCATTGCTGTTTCCTCTTACCTTTATAGGTTATTCCTGCTGCTTCCAATCCTTGACAATATGCTTCAACTTCTTCTTGTGAATTAAAACATACATAGTTAGTAGAGATATTTTTAGGTATATGTTTACTTCTATCGTATTCAGCGATATAAACTTGATACTTATATACTCTAGCACTATAATTTTCATGCTCATGGTAAACTACTAATGGTACTAGTTCTTTTGTTGATTTCATACTTCTATCCCCTCTACTTCAAATTGTGATTTAATACAAATTGCTTCTTCATCTTTAGTTGTTACTATATACTCAGCTGCTGTTTGACATTCCAACTCAGTCTCAAAATACATGTGTACTTGAAAATAATCTTTTGTATAAGTATCAAAAACTATTAACGCCCAAAGTATTATTGTTGTCATGCTTTTGACTTTGCTGCTTTAGCGGCTTTCTTATAAGCTTCTAAACGATCAACCTCAGCACCAACATTTTCTTTACAAAAATCTAAACCTTGGTTATATAAATCTTGAGGTGTTTCGTCGTCATGAGTTTTAGTAACAGTTACACTACATTCATAACGCACATTTTCATAGTTACCTAAGTTGATAACTCGCTGTATTCCTACAGTTACTTCTTTAACTTCCATTATAATCTCCCTTAATAATGTTAAAAGTAGGCGGAGCAGCTGTTTTCCGTATCTGCTCCGCCATATTGGTACTCTAAAGCTTAGGCTTGACCTTTTCAACAGGAGCGTCAGCTGTAGCGTCTTCATCTTGTGCCACAAAACCTGTTTCATTGTCTTCAACGCCCTCGAAGCCATCGTCATCGTCTTCATCGTCTTCAAAGCCATCGTCACCTGTGTACTCAATAAATTTCTTTAGTTGAATACCTTTTAGGTATAGCCCAATAGAAAACTCTTCTTTCTTTTTATCGCTGTATGTACCAACTGTACCGGATAAGTGTCCAAGTGATCCATTACCAATACGTTTATCCCCAAGAGAAATAATCTTATTGTATGCATTGTAAACGTTAATCTTAGACTGAAAAACTTTACCATCTTTACCAGTAAATTCAACATTAGTTTTAAAATGAAAATTGTAAATACCTGTACCTTCTTCATTTGCTTGCTTACCTTTTTTCTTAGTAGGTACACGAGCTGTATCAGGCTTACCTTTTTCTTGTACCATTTCTTTATAACCACAGGAAGTAACAGTGTAACCCTCTGGACATTCTTTATCAATAATAGCATCAATTTCTGCTATTGCTTTTTCAGCTGCTTCACCGGTTAAACGAATATCCGCAACGTATTCAAATCCATCTTCATTAAAGTTTTCTTTACCTGAACCGTTGTAAGTTACATAATGCAATTCACCTTTACCGGTTACTAGTCTTGGTTTTTTATCAGACATATTGTCTTCCTTTCAGTTTAATTACACTGTATATTGCACTTGCGATACAGCGATCCGAGCCTCCGCTCAAATTAGAAAATCATTATATTATATTATTGTATAAAAGTAAATATAAAATTTTGAAATATTATTTCTTTTTAATTACCATATTAAATTATGTTAATTTACGTAATATTTTTGAGTAAGTTAATCTCTTCTAGTAACGCTAAACGTCGCTTCTTAAGCTTCATTTCTTTATTAAGTTTATACATACGCAATTGCGCTGGTGATGAAGTTCGTTCAACTCTAACACGTTTAGGTTTTAAGCTGTCGCGTATTTCTATAAGTTCTGCTATACTTTTATCTTCCATCGTTAACTCCTAGTTAGTATATACCATATCAGATGCACGACTAATCCCGACATACATCAACTTCAAGTACAAAGCATAATCTTTATCCGCACACTTAGCTATGTCGTCTGTGTCAAGGAATACATTTTTATACGTACTACCTTGTGATTTGTGTACAGTCATAGCATGCGGAAAATCAATACATATTACATTTTGTTTGAAAGCCAAATATTTACGCCAAGCTTCACTTCTTGCTTTAGCTAAATCATGCTTCCAATTACGCTTTGCCCATTGTTTTGCATCTTCATTAAATTGAGATACAATCTTCTTATTTATAAATACTGCTTTATTAGCAAGTTTCTTTTGTATATCTAAGTACGTTTTATGTCCGAACACTGCGGCATATTCGTATTCATCAACACCCTGTGTTAAAGTATAAAATTTAACTCCCTCAAGTTCATGTATTGTTTCAAGAGTTTTAAATGTTGAATTAAGCTCAAGCACTTCACCCATTATATTAAATATCTGTTCTGATTTCTTGTTTATAGAACCAAGATCAAAAAACTTACGTAAGGTCGGGCTAAATAATCTATCATTGTTTAACGGTACTCTATAACCTTGTATGTCAGCGTTCAACTCTTCTACTTGCTCATTAGTATAAGCTAGTAATATCTTATCCTCACGACAAGCTTTATAATAGTCAGCAATGTTAACACCTCTTTTAAAATTGTTGTGTTCGACTAAAGGTTTAGCTGGTTTACCATTAATATAGTCATTGATAGTTAATAAAGTATCTATTATCTTATTATCACCTTCTTGTCTATATATTTTAGTTAGTGTTACTACAAAATCACCGTGAGGCTCAATTGTCTGTTGATCTTTAACAGGAGGAAGTTGGTTTTTATCCCCTATGTAAACTACCTTAGTTATTAATTCACCATCTTCATCATCATACTGTAAATCTAATATATCAGTATAATCCTTTTCCCCAACCATACTAAACTCATCAAGGAATATAACTTTTGCGTATTCAGGTTTATCTGCTTGTGAATTACCATCAACTTGAGAAACCTTAGTTGCTGAACCATTGATAGTTGGACGTTTCTTTAAATAACTATGTAATGTTCGTATAATGTTTCTATCTGTCTCGCGAGGTAATTTCTCACGTAAAACCTTAACAGCTTTATGAGTATATGCAGCGGCAACTGAACCAATGTTTTCATCTATACAATAATCCATCAGCTCATATAGTATAGTCGTCTTCCCAGTACCTGCTGTACCTTGGATATACATCTCTGGTGCGTCACTTTCAAGAAACTCAACAAATTTATCTAACAATGTTCTCTCCTCTAACATCACATATAGGATTATATCGTAGTATTCTATTCTCTTGTTCTAAATACTCTATTTGTTTGCCTAAATCTAAATTATCAACTTCAAGCTCATTCACTAATTCAAGATATTTAGCGATAGTAATTTTATTCTTCTCGTTTATTACTTTATACGTTGTTTTATCAGTTCTTGCTGCTAATAAATGTGTACTTATTACAGCTGTGATTATTATTAATGCAAAGTAAGCTATTACTAAGATATTAATCCGCTCTTCCATGGCGTCCTCCTGTTTGCACTCTGTCTTGTGCATCAATATTATTATGCCTATTCGCATAAGAGCGGCATTTGTCACAAAGTCTATTACCTTTCCATAAAGATAAAAACTTTTCTCTACATCTTAGACAAGCACGTTCAATGCTATTTTCATCTGGTCGCCTATCTTTTCTTGTCTTATTAGTCATTACTTATATTATAACCTTCTTCATAATCTTGATTTTGCCATGCGTCATGTGTTTTACACCTATCGCAAATTCTGTTACCTCGCCACAAAGAATAAAACATATTCTTGCATGACATGCACTTGCGCTTCTTGGCGTCGCTTAAATCTTTTTTCTTTTTAGGTACTGTACCGGGCATTACTTTTTATTATACTCCGCCCACGCTTTTTCTAATTTTACAACATCAGACGTATGTACATAGTCAGAACCATCCGAGCGCATCCTGTTTAACAATGAAACAAAAGCTTCTTGTGTACCATCATGAGTTATTGTTTTAGCATCGAAAATACGATTTAAAGACTTAAGACTTGTTTTTGCAATTTCATAATCAAGTTCTTGCTCTCTTATCTTAAGCCTATTACTTTCAATTTCTTTCTTATTGGTTATACCCTCATGAGATACGTCATACAGCTTATTAACAATCAACTTAATAATCATTACAACAGCGCCCATACTACTTAAGTATATAATCAACTTGTATACAGCGAAGCCTCCAACAATCCACAAAGCAATGTCGTCAACATTACCTAACATATCTAATAGTACTTTTAGTTCTTCAAACATTTCTATAGTCCTTTCGGTTTAACGGTTTCTTCTTTCATTGGCACAAAACCATCATTCTTAGTTTCAATAGATGCAAAGTTGTGTAAGTCAGGTATATAATAGTAAAAACAATTACTACCCATAAATGTTGTATGACTTCGCTTCATACCAATGTCTTTCATCATTCTAATAAGTGTTCTGCTTGTTCCAGCACCTTCAGTCATTAGATCATATAGCTCCATTAATTTCTCATGTAGCAATTTATTCTTATCCCAATTAAGCTTAAAATCACCTACGCCATATTCATCAGCTAGTAAGCACAACTCTTTATAGCGCGAGTTATTAACGTAGAATATAATTTGTTCAACAGCAGGAAGATGAGATAGAATAAGTTTCTCTTTATCTTCTGTTTCTGGCGCAATAACATACTCATCCATATTAAGGTTTTCAACTTCATTAGCTAAGTAATAGCAAAAATCTAATGTTTCACCTTGTATCATTTCAATAACATGTGATATACCACCAGCTTCCCTAACCCATGGTTGCGCTTCAAGTTTGTTTGGCGTCTGTACAAAAGCTATACGCCGATCATCAGTTTCAACAGGTAATGGATTAGAGTTAGCAGTCATTATAAATGTTGAGCTATGCATATAGTTAAAACCGTCTTGGCGCATAGCACGTATCTGTACTTCTTCAGAACCTGTATATGCTTTAATTTTACCTAAAGCTTCTTGCTTATCTGATGTCTTAACCAGTTTATTCCCATACTCATCTAACTGAATGATATATTTATCCATCATCCAGCCGTTGTATTGTTCAAGGAATACTTTTGTATCTGGCTTAGCAACATAAGCATCACCAATAATACGCCGCAGTATACCAACCATAGTATCTTTACCTGAGCCGGGCTTACCTATAAGATACAGAACAACAGGACTATATTTAAATGTCGTTAGTTTTGTGCGTAAAAACGATAGTACATAACCACGCATATAATCATCAGGTATAAGACTTTCAAAATAATTTAATATATGTGTAGGGCGATTGTAATGATGCTTATAAGGCTCAGGATCATTAAGTATTGTTAATCCTTCGGTTTGCCTAAATAAATTGAATTCATCTGACGCCTCAACGTGTCCAAATTCAAGCGCAGGCGAGAGGACCGTTCTATTAATTTGCTTACAAGCATCATATTGCCCCTCTGTAACATTCCTTGCAAGCAACGTCTTAAGGGTTGTAAGTAACGGTCGCTTATCGGTAAACGTTTTGATATACGGCACAGTATAGTTAATAAGGTAGTATAAACTCTTAACATCATCAAAGAAACTTTCAATATAATCTCCATTACTTGCGGTTGCGATAAAGCCCATATCTTCCCAGTGCTCGTCATATTTCCATATAACGTCACCGTCAATAGTGGCTTGTTCATTTAACATAGGATTGATAACCGTTTTCAAAAGCTGTCCACGGTCCATAGGAGCCTTCCAGAAGCTATTAATTAATCCTATAGTCTTGGTATATAATTCTGCAGAAACGGATATATCTGAGCCCAGAATGGCCGAAACCTTGCTTAAGTATTCTGAGCCTCTACCTTCAGGTATTTCATCAGGGTGCAGATGTCCTTGTTTTACATAAGTTGGTAAATCCCTAAATGATTTTGGGGTAAGAATTTTAAATAACGCTGGTGAGTATTCGCCTTTTGTACAAAAGTCTTCAATCATAGGAGCTAACCTATTAGATATAGCTGTGCGGACAGAAGTGTCTGAGGCAACACCAACCTTAGGTGCTTTAGCTGCAAATGTCTTAAGCAATATCTTAATTACTTCAGGAGCTTCTTTCATTGGAGGCAACATTGTCATATTAGCCCAAGATTGCTTAGTCTTATTAGCTTCAGTAGGTAGGTACACAAAACCCTCATCGGCATAAAAGTCTAATTTCATATCGTCATTAGCAAGTTTAAAGGTTCCTACTTCATCAGTGTATTTATATATAATAGTTCCGCCGCCTTCAGGTTTACCCTCAGATACAAAATGAAATTTGTAGGTAGGATCAAAACTTTTAAATATATCGTAGGTCGCTTGGTTATCGCAATCAATAGCAATAATCCCAGAGCATGCGCCTGTAATAACACCAGCGAGTGGCACTGCTTTCTTGTGAAACGTTTCTGTGTATTTAGCGCGCCAGTCTTCCTCAAATATAGGTATAGTCTTTTTACCTGTTTCCAAGCGTTCTAACTTACCCTTAAGCGGCACTGTATGCATTCCTGCATTTATAAATAAATCGTGTAACATTTAACCTACTAATTCTAAATCCAAAACACCATGAGCAATATCAATATTAGTAGTCATACGCCCCTCATCTGTTAACGTGTAGTAATACCTTTGCGCCAAACAACACTTACAATACGTCTTAGTTGCTTTTAAGTGACCTCTGCGTTTCATTTGACTAACTATTGATTTAATAGTACTCTCTTCAGTATCAGTATGTACTTCAACATCTAACGCATGCAATAATTGCACTGCATTCATACTTGTCTTACTTCTCATTAGTATGACTTTTATGTCATTAGTTATTCCTTTGGCCATTGTTCCCCTCCATCCGTTTATAATGTTCAGCATGTTGCCAGAATGTTTGTTGATCTATAACATCTCTTGTGTTATAGGCTAACTTTTCATAATATTTAACTAGTGTAGCTCGTGGCCCGTTAACACTTTCCCCTAAACATCTACTTGTCAATGTTCTATTATTGTTATTTCTATGCTTTGTCATGTAAATAATAACTTTCTAATGTATACTTGTTTACTAAAGTCAGATAGCGTAGATAGTGCTGTACGCTGCGCTGTAATATCTTCTGTAAGCCATTCAGGCTTGCTTGAATTAGTCCATTTAGGTTCGCGCTTATCTGTTAACCATTTTTGTATAAGGCATTTACGGTAGTCCATATACACATTTGTGCTTGGATGTATATTAGAACAATTAAAATCAAATGTTATAGGTTCGTTATTATAAATTATTATTGTTGCTTCTGGAGGTAGTAATAAGAACTTTAATTTGTCATAACTAAGGTGAGACTTATTAAAACGTTTTTGACGTTCTTGTACTAGTAAATACCAGTACTCATACAGCCATGCATAGTTGTTTACATTTTTACGCGCCCATATAGAGCAAGGATGATTGACATGAGTTACTTTATACAAATCGTCTAAATCACCAAATAAGTGCCTATATGCAGTTGATAACAGTTGAGCCGTTTCTAATATCATTTTATTAAGGCGTAGGTCGCATAAATCTTTAGCACAACTAGTGTATGGAGTAGTTAAGAATATATTCATGATTTGTTTTTTGCCACTTTCTGCACTGGTTCCGCTAATGTATGAAGACCTAACTTATCATCAAACATGTGTAATACTGATGTCATAAGCATATTATGTGCGTTATTGCGGAATACTTTAAACAAAGGTAGCTCTTGTAGGTTGTCTAACACTTTTTGTTGCTCATGATAAGCAAGGTCTTTATAATATTTCATTTCTTAATCCTCACTAATCTTAATAACGTCATTTTAGTTGAGCGTGCATATTCTTTAACTTTAATTACTTTTATAGTACCGTGAGCACGTTCTAATTTATCACCCGGATTTAGTTTTGATTTTCTATGCGCTTGAGCCTTAGCTAATGTCTTCGCCCATGTAGCGTTTTCACATTCAATTTCCATTTCAACATCTGTAGGTACCCACTTAGTTACTACAACTTTATACGTCTTTAGGTTCTTCATTCTTCGCTCCAATCATATTCTTCCCACTCACCTAATGGGAATTGTCCACGGTAACGCCAGCCCATGGGTTGTTTAATTTCCATCTTTATATTATATAACCATTCTGGATATATTGACGCTTCGATTTTATTGTGTGTCTCAGTATCTTGTATTTTATCCATTTTCTCACGTATAGCTAAGAGCTTTGCAAGAGTAGGTCTGGACATAGTTAATTGGTTCTTACGCCTTAATACAGTCGTGGGGACGCCAGCTTGATAGCGCTCGTATATCTCCTCCAGTAGTAATTTTGGAATTAATATCATCGGTCTCGCCATAGTGTCAGTCTTTCCACAAAAGCTTATACGTAACCATACAAGGTATTAAGTATATAAAGTAAGATAAGATTAAATAAGGAATCGGTATAGTTTTGAATATATCGACTTTAAGTGGTGTATTGTAATCAAGTATGATAGTAAATATCACAAACAATGCACCTATAGTAAATGAAATGTATGCTGGCATTTGGATCTCCAATTATGTAAAGAATAAGATTATACGCTATATTTTTATATTTGTAAACAATTATTTTATTTCAATATTATGTTAATTAATACTGTCAGTAAGTGATTTTGATGTGTTACTCTTAAAAATGTAATAATATTACGATCCATATCTCATCCGTATGAGGCTTGTTTTGATTTTTGTATATAATCATAAGCCAAAATATTGGAGGCCTCACGGAGCTCCTATGGACCGTAATAAAATTATGATATTATGTTAATTAATTGCAGCGAGTTTCTTTCGGCCTTTTGCCGTACGTTTTAACCGTTCTGCACGTTGCATCTTCTTAACATTCTTTTTATGCGCTGTGCGTTTAGTACGTTCTGCTTGAGATATTGCGCCTGCATATTTTGTCGTACCACTTGATTTTGAATGGAATGAATTAACATCTAAATTATTTAATCCACCTATAACATCTGTTAATGTATTCTTTCTTGTCATATTCATGATAATTTCCTTTATCTAAGTAAAAAAATTTAGGGAGGCGTTTGTTCTAATATATCATGTTCCATAAACGTGGCTCATTACACCACCATGATATCAAGGGGAATACAAACGCCTCCCAAGTCGAGTATAACTAGTATATATTACTCGGCTGAAGCAGTTGGGTCAAGCGCTTCAACGCCTTGTGTTGCAAGATGAGCAATCACTTCGTCTTTTGTCGCAAAACCTAAGTCTGTTTCTTGAATTGCCATGCGTGCTTCTTCAATCTTTGCTTGTTCTGCTTCGATATCAGTAGGAGCAACTTCACCAGCTGCAACACGTGTCAATAGGTTAGCGCCTTCTTGTTTGGCAACACGTTGTTGTTTTGTGTACAAAGAAGTACCTAACTTAGACATATTACTTAGTCCAGTAGGAGAATTCTTTTTCGCACCAAACTCAACGGCATTATCGCCAACAATTGGCATATAGCGCTTGAAGTAGTAATCTTGGATTGCAACAACATTCCCATTTGCATCTTTCAATACAGCATCAGAAGTTGAACCACCGCCACGCTTAGCGCTTGCCATTTCGATAACTTGTGGTAAGATTTTATTTACCTTAACACCTTCATTTTCTTGTAAGAATGTTACGATTTCTTGATATGCTTTTTTAACAGCCATTTTATTAGTCCTTTATATTTAAATTAGAACACTTACGTGCTCATGGTTAAGAGCGTTCTCATCAGTGCAGCTTTGCTCAATTTCTACAGACACACAATTTATATTGCCATCGTGTGTTTCGATTATTTAAGTATTATATCACATTATTTTAAAAAGTAAACAGTTATTTTTGAAATATTATTTCTTTTTTACATTATTTTATGTATTTGTATGAACATATAATATTGTATTCACATCATCGATTGTGTCTGGTTCTATTTCCGTAATTTGATTTTCATGTAACATTATGTAATCCTCTTTGTGTTAGTTTATTTTTAATGATTTGTAGTCTTTCAGTGGTATACTCATTAGCACTCTTCTCGATAGTAAAGTTAATAGTCTCAATTAAATCTAATAATTCATCACCATCTAGTATAATTCTATGCTGATTAGCCATATTACTTTCCTTTAACTAATTTAAAATCTGATTTTAGTAAACGGACTGCTGTAACATCATTTAACCTGTTGGCAACTTTATATAATGCGTCCTCTTCATCTTTTGCGACTGTCGAAATATATAAGTCATCTAAGTAACTGCATTTGAATGTATACGTTTCCATATTATGCTCCTCCTGCTATAACTAAGTTTGGTTTATGGATTGGCCTGCTATTTATATAAGAGCAATAGAAACCAGCTTTCATTATACCATAATTCATACTGATTGTACACCCTTTAATATGATTAAATGTGTCATTATTATAATGGTCTACAAATTCCTCGATATTGTCTGGAAGCGCAGATATTCGTTTGCATCGCCGTTCAAAGTCTGAAAGCTCTGTATATGATGGGGAAGCCTCCAGCCAGTTGAGGCCATTGCATATATTAATGCCTTTGTGAGTAGGTTTTTCATAGTTATTTCCTTTCTTTATTATGAATATAGTGTCACTTACTTTCCAAAATGTATATGAGAGCCTATCGAACATCTTTAATAGCCTCCTTTAATTTATTATATCTATCTCTATATAATTGCCTTTTTTCTTTATCACCAGCCTCAATAGCTAATGATGCAATCATTGCCATAACCATGAATTGAATAAAACCTTTAAATAATAATAATGCAAATGCAGTAATTGTCATATTAAGCCTCCTATTATATATTAATTAATTTAGTTTCAAATTTCATGTCCATATAAGACAATTCTTCTTTAACCGTATCATATTCACTAGACAAAAATATAAATGAATTTAAATCAACTTTAATCACTTCTAATTCATACGTATCTTTTAATTCATTTATTATATCAAGCACATGATATCGATTATAATCATAATAAGTTATTTTAATAAGGTCATTTGTATATGACATTCGCTTATTCCTTTTAATGTATATTTGTTTTATATATATATAATACTACTTTTACATAGTATTATATTAGAAGTATTGTTTACTTCACATAATAGCATCAGAGTATAATGCTATTAAGAAAAATAAATTATTAATCGTTATAATAAGAGATTTTTTCAAGCTTTTCAACTATCAATTCTAATTCTTTAACGTCATCAGTTCTAACGTTATTTAATAATTCTTTAATATCTGATTTTAAATGCCTTAATTCTGTTTCTTTAGTCATTTTAATATTCCTTATGATTTTATTTTAATTAATGGTTAATCTCAATTATTATTAATTATAGCATGCCAATATTAAAAGTAAACTAAAAAATGCAATTATTTGCGAAATATTATTTCAATTTTATTACCATAGTTTGTTAGTAAATCCCCTTGTTCAAACTAAGAGAGCGGTCTTAAATGGGAATACTCTCTATTTGGTCATTTGGAGCACCTAGAGCGATGGTTTAAGTTGGCTTATGATTACTCACAAAAATGGTTTTATAGCCTTTAGAGTGGTCCTATGGACTGAAGTATTATTACAGTATTATGGTTAGTGGTTGTGGTAAATAAATATAAAAAAGGCTTTACTTTTTTGAGCTTTTATGGGCCTGATTTTGAGCTGAGTTTAGAGCACTTTAGCCATGCATTTTGATCATGTCTCCGAGTACTAAAGGGCTATAAGATAAAAAGAAATGGTTGTCAGTTAGCAACAGTTGCAGTAGGACAATATTTGCCAGTAGGCATCAAAACCGTAGAGGTTTATAATAATTTATAATATAAATGATTATAAAATAAATAGGGGTTTTGATTAATTAATTAGCGGTTCCGGTTAACCCAGCAGCGATGCGCACAGTGTTGGCTCTTTACATAATGTATTTCCATAATAAATTAGTACTTTATTTTCTGTAGGATATGAATATATTAATTTTTAAGACTTTTAACTTAATTAATAATTATTATAATATACTATAAATATAAAAGCTTAACATAATAAGATATACTACAGAGGTTATACATAATTATTACTATGACAATCCACCTTTAGTTATACATAATGCATGCACCATAACATTAGATTAAAACTTCGGTGCTATGTAATACTATTATAGAAAATAAAATTAAAATAGTATTACCATAATTACAGAATGTAGCAGGGGGTGGGGCCAGTCTGGCCGCGGGCACTCGCATGTATGGCTGGGTTTGGATTATTCGCCGAAATAAAAGTATTATTAAATTTAATAAATCTGTAGTATTTAATAATTACTGATATTCCGCATATTCTCGGCCATCTAAAGAGTTATGTGTCACTAAGTTTTCGTCCTCATCAACTGTCGGATTACACCAACACTCTTTTGATGTTTCGTGCTCCCTATAGTCATGTAAAGGCATTATATGCATTGGAGGATCAAAGAAGTCAATAAAAAATGACCTTATCTCAGGTTCATCTGTGGGATTAAATAGCAAATCCTGTATTTTGCTTGCGTCGACCATTTGAACCTCGTTGCTTAGTTGATGATAAGGTTTCTCTAATAGTTTGGTCACTATCATCGCTACCTAAAACATAGTATCTAATGGAGTCTGCACCATGACTTTCATCACCTGTATGGTCTGGTTTGTCACGCCAGCGCTCTCGTCTCTCATCCCACTCTTTCTTATAACCTAAAATGCACTTCCGTAGATACTCACACTTCTTGTCAATCCATAGGTTGTGGATAGCGACGCGGACATGTTCTATGTCAGCATTAACATTTGATGTTCTTTCAAGCACTGTTATTTTTATCTGTACATCACGCTCAGGGTCATATAGTTCTTCTCTAAATATATCCTCACGTGTCTTGCCGTCATTCATACTCGTGACCTCGGCGTCATGAGGTAGGATAACATGTACTAGATTGCTAAACCATGGTTGTTGTTTCATCCAATCCGTATAATATGAGATTTTCTGGCCGTTGTCTGCAAACTCGTCAATGATGCGCTTTTCTGACCTATAGTTTTGACCTATAGTTAGTGAGTTAGTATCGTTCATACCTAAATCCACAGCGCATTGTACTGGGAGGTTGGGATCGTAAAGGTTATTCTTCTCACGCTTATTAGCTACGACATGTCTCATGTAGAGTTCGGCGTAGTAAGCACCTTGGCGTGTTGCCATGAATGCTTCAGTGGCCGTTGCAGGGTATTCTTGGTACACTCTATCACTTAGCTCACGATATTGCACAATCCAGAAGTTTTTCTGCTGCTGAGTTAATGGTTGGCCTAGTTCTTCTTCAATGGCGGCGAAATACTTAGCTGTTTTGTTATCTATAGGTTGGTCTACTTCTTCAACACAGTCTGGATCGTCAACCCATGATAGGAATACTGGCATAAAGTCCTTAGACGCCATCTTACCTATATGCAAGACTGCATTATCCCACATATCCTTAAATAAGTTATCACCCTCCGCTGTACTCTCTATGACCCCAGTATTACCCTTAGCTAAGGCTTGTAGTGTACCCGTTTTAACCTCACGGGCTTTCTCAGGGTAGTTATTAGCGATCTTACCCATCTCTGAGACGTGTAACCGCTGCAAAGTTGTTGACCGGAAGGAAGTTCTAACAAATATTTTACTATCGTTATTTAATTTGAATAATTTAGCATTATCAGCGACGACGACACGACCTAGATAGTTCTTAAAATCTGGGTGAAGCTCATCCCATAATAACTTTGTTCTTTCAAGTAGTGTAGTAGCTTCATCTTGACCTTGCGCCATCAAACCGATGCTGAGGTCTGGTAGTGTGAAGCAATCATCAAAGTAGGAGATAAGCCATAGTGTTGAGATACCTTGCTGACGAGATTTTAACACAAGCAACCGTGGGTGTCGCATAGAAGTTGCATAAACTATGTGCTGCGCTCTATTCATCGTAAATATCGACTTTTGGCCCCACTTATCAATAATAGTGTAGATGTTATTTAGGCGCCATAACTTACTTGGGAAGTATTCAGTCATTAAATGACCTACATCTTTAGGTAAAGTAAAGAACAAGTCTTCATGAGCTAATATAGGTAAGCCCTTGTATATTTCACGGAATTCTTCACGAGTAATATTGAAACGTGGTTTACTCATAATTAGTCTTTCATAGTAGCAGTAAACATAGCAAGACCATTTTGGGTTCCTGCATCCGAAGGTAAGCCGGAACCATTTTTAAGAACAAATGTACTATAAAGCTTAGAAACAGCATCTGCACATTCTTTAACGGCTTTAGCAGCATAAGGGTCACCTTGTTGAGCTGGTATAGAAACATGCTTAGCTACATCCATGGCTGTTTCAATCAGTATATCTTCTAGTAAGTCTTCATCAATTTCTAGAACTTTACCACTTGTTACGTCCTTTACGGCTTCAATGTTGCTATGGATAGCTATTAGATCGTTTGGATTTTTACTACATTCATTAGCCCATTCTTCGACCACTTTAATAGGTAGTTCATGATCTTCAGCAATTATTGATAATGGTTTGTTACGTTTAATTTGAGCTATAACTTGTGCTTTTTCTGATGCAGATATCATAATTTTAAGTCCTTGTTAAGCTGTTTAATTGCTTTTAACATTAAGAAGCTAAAATTCATACCCGTTTTTTTACAATGTTTTTTTAATTTAGCTACATTATCATGGCTTTCTCTGTCTGCAGGAGGAATAGAGAAGCTGATTATTTTATTTTCAGTCATAATATCACTTTTAATAGTTAATTTCATAATTATTAAGTTTAATAATACAAATTATATCGTTTTTTTGTGTACATGTACATATAAATAAGATATAATATTAAATAATGATGAAAATAACTAAAAACTTAGGAGAATTTTAATGAGTAATCCAGATGCGCAAGCAAATGACACTCAGCAAAATCAAGATCAGGACGCTGCTAACAATAGTGAACCTTCTTTTGCTGATAAAGTCAACGACGTAGTAAAAGGAATGACACAAAATGGTAACGGTGAATGGGTTATGCCTGAAGGTGAGCATTCAGAAGAAGTAATTTATGCTGCAACTGCAGAAAAACGCTTAAGAGATACGCAATCCGCTTTTAGTAAGGATCGTCAGAAAGTTAAAGCACTAGAAAACGAAAAAGCATTACTTCTTGAGAAATCCGTTGGTAATGTTTCGCTCAATTTATCAGCTGAGCAAAAAGCCGAATTAGACGACTTGAAATTCGAGGATCCTGAGGCTTGGAGACGGCAGATGAATACTCTTGAAACAGAGGCAAGAACGAGACGTGCAAGCGAGATTGATGAAGAACTCAAGCAGGTTTCTACTTCAAGTTTGGATAACGATGAAAAAGAAAGACGAGTACAAGTATTAAATCAATTTATTGCAGAAAACGAAGGTTTTGTAATTAATGATGATATACTTAAAAATGACATTCCTCCACGCATCACTAAGAAGTTGGAGACTGGCAACGTATCGTTTGAAGAATTTCTCGTTGAATGCCGTGACTATCTCAAAACAGGTAAAGTCATTAAGCAAGAAGATGTTACTAGCAAGCCCAACCTGAGTAAAGCGGCAGGTAACGGAAGTCCAGATCCAAATGCTGTAGCGGAAGATTTTAATCAGCAATATGCAAAGACTGCTTTTTAAGATTAACTTTTATTATGAAATGGTTCATAATATAACAACATTTAAAACGGAGTAAAAATCATGGCTTATATTAGCATTGATAGTGATTTGAAGCGTAAAAGATGGATGAGTGAAGGTTTGCTACAAGCAAAGTCACAATCTTTCTGGGCTTCTTACACAGGAATGTCTGCAGACTCTGTAGTATTCCAAGCAAATAACCTTAACGCAGCCGACGGGCACACTGTTGTATTTGATTACGATGGTAGCCTTGCAGGTAAAGCTATTAAAGGTAAAGAAACTGCCTTTGGTAAAGGTGAACAAAAACGTAAATTTAGTGACAAAGTAACAGTTGAACGTTATCGTTTGGTTGTTGACAACGGTGATGCATTTGATGCTGTTGACGTTGGTGACCTAAGTTTATCAGAACATGCAGACTCGCGTCGTAAATTGGGTGACTTATTCACTCGTTTTAAAGACCAAGCGATTTTTGATGCCATGCAAGGTGTTAAAGGACAAGCTCCTTCTCATGTTATTGATTTAGGTAACACTTTTGATTACAATTCTTTATTGGATATCGAAGTAGCACTTAAAACAAGTACAGACTTTTCTGTTGGTGGACGTAGACGACCTCTACAACCATTTAAGCTTGAAGGCGGTATGCCTTGTTGGGCACTTATTGCAGATGCAAAAATGTGCGCAAAGCTTAAAAAGTCTAATCAATACCAAACGATTGTTATTAATGCCGATCTTCGTGGTAACGAAAATCGCGCCATTAAAGGCTTGATTGGTAAAATTGGTAGTATGCTTGTTATTGAAGCAGACCAATTCTTTGGTACTTCAGCAGGCGTTGGTATTCCTGGCGTTGCAGGTACATCAGGTGCATCTGCCAATCTTGGTCTTGATGACTCATCTATTGAGATTGCAGGTTTACGTCAGTTTGATACTGCTAACAATGCATGGACTGGACAAGAAGGATTTGACCATACATCAACTCTTAAATCACGTGGTTTGATTGTTGGTGCTAACGCTGTTCAAATGGCGTTTGGTAAAATGCCTGACTACAAATTCCAAGAAAGCCAAGACTTTGGTATTAAATCAGAATCTGCAGTAGAAGTTTGGATGGAAACTCAGAAAGCACGTCTTGTTGCTGAGAGTTCTGACTATGCTGACGCTAAAGTTGCTGGTTTCGACTGGGGTGTAGTTGCAGTTGATGTTGAAATCTAAGATAAGGAAAGAAAATTATGACTGATCTTACACGATTGAGAGATAACTCAGAGAAAAAATCAACTTGCGTATCTGCAATTAATGTTAATATGAATACTGACACCTTAGATGGTGCAGGACCTCATCCAGCATTAGTTTTGCCTAAAGATGCAGTGATTGTTGCTGCAGGAGTTGCTGTTACAACAGCAATGGATGCAGGTATTACAGCTGACTTAGGTGTTGCAGGTGGTTCAGAAGTGTTGGCAGCAGCTGACCTTGATGACACCGATCCAAAACGTGCCGACCTAGGTACACCTATTGCAACAGAAACAGGAATGACGCTAGATTTAACATTTAGCGCATTACCGACAGTAGGTAATGTATCTGTATTTGTTGAGTACCTTGAATATGATAAAGGTACTGGTGAACTTACAGACTACGCTACTAACTAAGTAATAAGCATCACGATACCTCCCTTATATCGTGATGCTTTATTTTAGGATTTTATTATGCTAGTACAAGATATATTAACACAATGTAGATATACATTGTCAGATGAAGATAAAGATAGGTGGACTGATGCCCGCCTTATTTCGTTATTGAATAACTGTATCACTGAATTAGCTAAGACAACAACTGTTTTTGTCGAAACTCTTATTTGGGAAGTTCGAAATAAATTAGTTGATATCGATTTAACAGAGTATTCTACGAAGATTTTACGCGCTGAATATTTAGATGAACCTTTACCGTTCAAAACGTTTCAAGAAATGGATGAGGATAATCCTGAATGGCAGTTAGAAGAGGGTGAAGAAGTAAAAGCGTTAGTGTTTAATAGACAAAGAAACGGGTTAATAAAACAATACCCTATTGTCACTAATGCAAAAAATGATCACATAGAGTATAACCAGCTATTTGGTGTAACAACACACATTAGCTATAGTGACATTATACCTACAGTTATAGTTGATAACAATCCTGATGAAGTTTATGACCAAACGCAATATAATGAAGGTTATGCTATTGGAGATATTAGTGGTATTGGCGATGCAGGGTTAATTAAATTTTATTACGTGCGTAAGCATGAAAAAGTAACATCTTTAACAGATGAGTTAATAATTGATGATTTAATAGAGCAACCGTTAATTCATTATGTAACTGGTATGGCTTTAAGAGACAATCAAGACACACAGAATAGACAAATGGCAAGTGAAGAATTAAGCTATTACACAATGTTTAAGGAAGAGTACAGACTAGAAAAGTCTAAGTTATTCGCACGGGTACGACACACAACAAGGTACAGACCAAATGATTAAAATTAACGTACAGAAAAATTTAATTGGTTTAGAAGATCTGTTAATAGGTACAGGGCTTCAAGAGCAAGAGCGTGGTCCTAGTGGTACAGCTCCAGTTAGTATTACTAGGATCAATGGCTCAGTTCTACCTTACGATGAAACAAGGTCTATGAAGGAGTTAGTAGATCAGTTACAACTACAATTAGATACGTTACCTAATGTTGTTGACGCTGATGGTAATGCTTTAATAGGTTTGATAAACTCCTCCACAGTAGATTTGAACTTGCCAAGTAGAATTTGGCAAAAAGAATTGTCAGCAGACAGGCATGGTATATACTTAGGCTCTGTATTAATGTTTGAGTATAATCCGGTTGCAGGTAATATTTACATACCTGGTGGTACTGATTTTATTGCTGCTGATAATGATATTATTACGGCGTTTAACGAGGCTGATGATAATATACTAACTTTAGTACAAGATTTAGCCAACTCCGTCTCTAACGTACAAAATTTGGAAACAGGTACAGCTCCAAATAACTTAGTGCAATTAACAGACGAAGGTAAATTGCCTGCTATAGATGGTTCTTTACTAACTAATTTAGTGACAGGTTCACCTATTGGTTCTTTAATGCCTGTACCTTATTCAACACCTGATGATAATTATATGGAATGTGCTGGACAGGAAGTTAGTAGAACAGAGTTTTCTGCTCTATTTACTAAAATAGGTGTAACTCATGGGTCAGGCGATAACATAACTACCTTTAATTTACCAGATTACAGAGGTTACTTTTTACGTGGTTGGGACAATAATAGAGGTATTGATCCAGGTAGAGTCCTAGGTTCTGAACAACAAGACTCTATAAAGCAGCATAACCATGACGCAGGTACACTAGAAACAGATAATTCAGGCAACCACACACATGGGTATCAAGGAGGCATCGTTGGTGGAAGTAATTTTAATAATGGTACCTCTGTTGGTTTAGGAACCACAGATCCAGCCGGTGACCACATGCATAGCATTAATGGTAATACAGGTAACACAGGCGGTGATGAGACAAGACCTAAGAACATTGCCGTAATGTGGCAGATTAAGGTTAGATAATGCAAGTAAGAACATTTGATGGTGGTATATCTAAACGAGTAGATCCTTCTTTGATTTTATCAAATGAGGCCGTTGAGCTATTGAATGTTGATAATTCAGAGTTAACACTTAAGTCCAGTAAAAATTATACTGAGACTGGCACGTTAGTTTCTGGTTATTTTTACCTATTTAGAGGTACCTATCTTAGTTCATCAACTGAGAGATCTTACGTTGAGTATCAAAATAAACTTTATTACACTGAAGCAGGCAAAGAGGCGCGTAAATTTGATGGTAATAGAGATAGTAAGTTAGGTATAGAACCGCCAAGCTCAAGTGTTGAAATAACGCAGAGCGATGCTATTGACGGTGCACATGTGTCAGCGGATGCTACTGTTTTGCAGTATACATATACCTATTACAATTCTAGTGATGATATTGAAAGTGCGCCTGCTCCGTTATCAGATGAATTTTCGGTTGACGCAGATCAAAGAATTACATTATCAGGTATAGAAGTTACAGCTGATATACAGGTCGATATCATACGTATATATAGAATTGGTGGTGATATAACAGTTACTACATTAGTAGAAGAAATTCCAAACAATACAGCCAGTTATATAGATACTAAGAGTGATTTAGAATTAGAAGGTAGATTGTTAGAATCTCAAGCTCATTTCCCGGCGCCTGATGGAGCACAATTCCTGGTTGAGGCGTACGGTATATTGTTTTGTGCAGTAGATGAACGGTTACATTTTTCTGATATAGGACAACCTGATGTTTGGCCGCCTTTAAATTTTATTGACTTCTCACTAGATATAACTATGATATTACCAGTTCAAGGTGGTTTACTAGTATGTTCTAGACATAGGTCACATCTATTAACCGGTACTACAAGCGATACATTTAGAAAATTAGACTTGACATCTGAGCACGGCTCTATATCACATTTATCCGCTCAAATACTAAAAACTAGACCTGTATGGTTAGCAGAGACTGGTATTTGCACTTTTGATGGTAGCTATATAACTTTGCTAAGCCAGGATAAGTTAGGTTTATGTCCATTAGACATAGTTAATAGTATGGTGCATAATGAAGTGTATTATTTATGTCTAACTAACGGTAATTTATTTGCTGTTGACAATAGATTTGGCTCTTATACATTTGCAGAGTATCAATATGACAAAAGACTGGACAATATATTATCTATTGATGGTAGTCGTTATGGTCGAATAAATGACAAATTAGTAACCTTGTTTGACGGTGATGACTTAGAGTTTACTTATTTATCACCTAAGTTTACGGAAAGTTTTCATTCCGTTATTAAAACTTATAATAATGTTTATATTCGTTGTGATGGTGATTTTACTATAAAAATGTTTATTGACGACGAGCTTGTTCTCACAAAAAGTATTACGGGTAACACGATATTTGACATACAACCGCCTGCAGGTAAACAGCGAGGTTCAGCCGTGCAATTTGAAATAACTGGCACAGGCACAATTTTTGAATATGAATTTAAAGTAAATGGAAGACAAAATGGTAGGTAGTATAAACATACCACAAGATGTGGCGGACATTGTTGAAATTCAAGTGACTAAGAAAAATGAAGCATTATTTCGCTTTTTAACTGATGTAGCAACTAAGATGTCTGAATTAGAAGAGCGTTTAGAAAAGATTGAAAATGGAAATTAAAGAAATACCTAATGACGATTTTATGCAATTAGCAGAATTAAATGCTAAGATGTATTCTGACATAAATAGCGAAATCAATGAGTTTCAAGCCACTAATACGCTTATTCATTTTATAAACAATGGACCGCAGTTTGTATCTATTGGTTTGTATGACGAAACCACACTTATGGGTTTTGTTAGTGGGCATGCTCTAAATGAGCATTCATTCATATTTACAGGTATTTATTTAGAAATAAAAGATACAAAAGATACAAAAAATTTAATCGAGTATTGTTTTAATTACGTAGAAGAAAAAGGGTTCAAATTTTGGGAAGTAGATGCAACTAATGATAACATTGCTTCCATAGTTGAAAAATATGGGGCTGAAAAACAATACACCAGGTATAAAAAAGCCATACAAAAGGAACAAAAAGATGGGTAGTGTATTTAGCTCAGTTACAGACGCAATTGGTTTAACAGACACTGAAGCTGCGAAGTCTTCTAGTCGCGCAGCTTCGGCCGCATCTGCTGAGCAAAGTAGGTTAGTTGATGAAACTATTAAATTACAACAAGAGAATGTAGATTTTCAACGTGGGGTTTACGAAGATTGGGAAGCTATTTACGGACCTATCCGTGAAAATCTAGGTGAGTATTATGGTAACTTAGATGGTGATGAGCTTACAGCTTTAGGACTACAAAACCAACAGCTCGAGCACCAAAGGGCAGTTGCGCAAATTGAAAGAGATGCTGCGCAACGTGGGATAAGTGAAAGCGGTATTGAGTTTGCTACTAAGACTGCTTCTGAGTTTAACAACGCCGAAGTGCGTTCTGCGATTAGAACACAAAGTGATGAAATTGTTGCTGGTCAACAATTACAATTTTTGAATGATGGTACATCAGCTGGTCTACAAGCTACGGCTAATGTTAATTCTGCATACGGTGGTGTCGGTTCAGCATTTAATGCTGGTATAAGTGCTTATGGAGGTCAGTTTAGTGCCAATAACAGTGCTTTTGTACAACAACAATCACAAAATCAAAACGCAATCGGGGACTTAGTCGGCATTGGCTTAGGATTTTTATAGGAGATAGATAATGACTTTAGCACAAGGATTTTCAATAGGCGCTAACGTTGCAGATAGACGCAAGGCAGCCAGAGCTCAAGCCCAGCAGCGAAACCAAGAGTTACAAATTCATGGTTACAGCTTTGATGACAAAAATCAACTAGCTGTTCGGTCTGGATCCAAAGCAGAAGCGGACCAGTTACAAGCATTAGAAGCAACACAACTAGCTAAAGGTTTACAAGCTAAATTGTACGCTCAAACAACAGATGCAGCTTTTGAAGATTTTGCTGCAACTGGCGATGCATCCTATCTGCAAAACACATTAGCACGCGAACCGGAATTAGCAGAGATATGGAAGCAGCAAGGTGTGCATAACATTGCTAACATTGATTACCAAAAAGATACCTCGTTATTGAATAAAGCAGGTATAAGACCTGCAATGTATGATACACCTGAAAAGCAAGATATTGTCAATAAAAGCTTATATAAAGTTTATGACGGTAAGAAATGGAATATTGGCTCTGCTAATAAAGCAATGTCAGAGTCAGGATCCATGAACCGATTAGGTAAACGAAAAGCGCAAGACGCTAATACTAATCACAAAAACTTTGTTGACTTAGTTCAAGGTCCCAAAGGTAGCACATGGCATCATAAAGGCCATAAGTACGAAGATTTAATCTTAAGCGCATCTGATAAATACGATGTACCACCTAATTTAATTGCCGCCATGATGAAGCAAGAGAGTAATAATAATCCAGATGCAGTTTCACCTGTTGGCGCAGGTGGTTTAATGCAAATTATGGAGCCTACAGCTAAAGATTTAGGTGTCACTGATAGATTTGATCCTAAACAGTCTATTGAGGGTGGTACCAAATATATGGCACAGTTACTTAAACGTTATAAGGGTGACGTCAAACTAGCTTTAGCTGCTTATAATGGCGGTATGGGTAATGTTGATAAATATGGTGGAATACCACCTTTTAAAGAGACAAAAGATTACGTTAAAAAAATTATGTCTAATTTTGACATTGCCGAAACATACGATGGAGGAACAGCAGATGAAACAGCTGAGTTGATTAAAGGTCAGTATGCAGATCCTGTTGATACTATTTTACAACATAGAAGAGATATAGCAAATGCTGATCGAGGTACAACAAGTAGTTTAGAAGATAGAAAAGTCGCACAAATTGATAGGCAGCAAGATCAAAAAGATGTTGATTTAGCGCTAGACGCGCAAGGTAACGATTTAAAGCAACAACAAATCATAGCTAAGTTACGTACTGAAGGTTCAACAGCGACACAAAAAGATTTAGCTGCTGCAGCCAATTCTACTGACAGTTTGTTACAACAATTTGGAGGTGAAGATCAATTTTTCCAAGCTGATTTCTCCGATCAAAAAACTTATAACAAAGCATATCGAGAAATAGTAAAAATTGAACGTCTTGAGGGTACAAAATTAACACCTGCGGATAAAAAATCCATAACTGATATTAGGCAGTTACTAGCTTTAGGTGGTCCTGGTTCTGAGTTGTCTGCAAGTCAGACTGGGTTATTAGATAGTACTTTAAGTAATGCTAAACAATATGTTTCAGACAATGTAAAAGGTGCCGAGGCAAAATCAGCTTACGCCGCCTTTAGAAACAGTGTAAGAAATGCATTGTTTGGTTCAGCTTTAACTGAAGCAGAGATTAAGTCTTTTGATGAAGCTTATGGTAAACTAGGTAAAAAATTAGGGCCTGTTTTACAATCATTCCAGACAGCTCTTTCACAAGTTGAGGCAAAACTTGACAGTACTGCGAATTTAATGAATCCTTACTCTGCTAAAGTTAGACTTGGCGCAGATCAAGATAAATTAGAAGTTGTTAAAACAAGTTTACAACAAAGAATAGACTATTTGCAAGGGTTACAAGCAGGTGAGCCTACTGCTCGACAAGACCAAGGAAAAACGGGATTTGCAACTAAAACTGTAGATCCTCAAGCTCCTGATTTGAACACGTTATTTTAAGGTAAGTTATGAAGACAGATATACACACTCTACAAGACTTGTTTAAAATTGGCTACGAAGCCTATGAACATAGTCGTTATGAAGCGGCAGAAGTTATGGACCTATTCCATAACAGACAGTATAATCATAGCCAACTAGCAACACTAGAAAATAGAGGTCAGCCCGCAGAGACTTTTAATGTTATAAAACTGTTTGGTCGTTTATTATTAGGTTACTATTCAAGTGTTGTTAATACTGTTAAAGTTTCACCAGAGCAGCTGCAAGATATCCCTACCGCTTCTATTTTAAATGATTTAATTCGTAAGTCAATGGAGCGTAATCAGTTTGAAACAGAAGGAGATAAAATTAAACTTGATGGCATTTTACAAGGATTAATGTGTACTTATGTCGATGTTGAAGAAACAGGCAAAACTGATAGATTTGGTCGTAAGTTAAAGCAATTATCGTTATCACATGTACCAGCCGAAGAGATAGTTTTAGACCCTATGAGTACGTTAGAAGACTATTCTGACGCTCGCTTTTTACACCGGTTTAAATGGATGTCTGAAGATCAACTTAAAAAATTGATGCGTGAATTCAGTGATATGACAAATAAAAAGATTGACGATTTAATTGAAAGATTAGACTCTTACGAAAATCATTTAGACATTGATGAAGGTGAATTTGAATATAAGTATAGTGATCAATTTACAGGTTATTATAGAATTTATGATAACTACCTTATAGTTAACACTGTTATAGAAGATGATGATGGTGACGCTTGGTCTATTTATTGGTGCGCAGATGAAGAGCTGTATCGCGAGAAAATTACCTACAAAGAAGTTAAATTTAATTACCGCGTACATAAAATTCATACTAGTAATAAAGTCGAGTACTACGGTATTTTCAGGGAAGTTGTTGAAAGCCAAAAAGCTATTAACCAAGCGTTGTTAAAAATACAACTTATGGTTAATTCACAAAAAGCATTTGTTGAAGATAATGGAGTTGAAAATATCGATGATTTTACTGATATGTACAACAGAGTTAACGCTGTTATACCCGTTAGAAAATTAAGTAAAATTAAGATTGAAAACTTACACAGTGAAGTTGTTGACCAATATCTTATTATTGATAAAGGTTTTGAACGAATTCAAAAAGTATTAGGCGTTAACGACAGCTTCTTAGGAAATGCATTTGCTTCCGATAGTGGTCGTAAAGTTAAATTACAGCAGAATGCAACTGCATTAGCATTACGTTATATAACCGTGCGTATTGAGCAGTTTTATCGTTTACTAGGTAGTGACATGGTTAATCTAATGAAGCAGTATTTTACAGGTGAGCAAGTATTACGTGTTACAGATGAAATTGTTGGGGAGCGTTGGATCTCATTAAATCAACCTATGACGCAGTTTACAGGTCAAATTAATCCTCAAACTGGTGAACCTATCATGGATTACGTGTACGACGAAGTACTCGATCCAGCTTCACAAGAGCCTGAAACTGATGATGACGGTAATATTATTATAGCTCCGGTACCCACACAAGAAACAGAAATTGCGTTTTCGGACGTAGACATTAGTATTGATAGTATTGTCTACAACGATGAAGACGAGAAAAATCAGTTAATGATGGAAAATGTATTACAAGGTAATATTGGTGGTGCTCTAATGAATGTTAATCCAGCAGGGTTCTTTAAAGCAACTTCTCTAACCATTAAGACAATGAAAATGCGTAACAGCTTAGATATAGCAGATATACTTGATCAGACGGCCGCGTTACTACAGCAAGGAGCTCCACCACCTCAGCCACAAGCGGGTGGACAACCAGGTAGTCAAGAAGCTAAACTACCACAAAATACAAATGAAGGTGTATAATGGAAGATCAACAGTTAAATTCCAATATAGATTACGAAGCTCAGCCTTACCAAGAGGCCGAGCCAGTACAGAATGATATAAGTGCACAGGTTCAGCCTATTGACACTACTCAACCTATTGACACTACTCATGCTGCCGGCACTACTCAACACTCACAAGAGTTTCAGGATCCTGACACGCCAGTTAGATTAGCTGGTGACGAGTTACGTGCTAAGGTTGAAGAAGCCCGCGATTATGGTTATACTGATGAGCAGATAAAAGAAACAATGACAGCTAAGTCCTATGGACAAGAAGACATAGATACTGCTTTATTTCAATCGCCCATACAACAACAGCAAAGAAAAATAAAACCTTTAAATTTTGATCCAAAAACAAATATTGAAGAAGTAGAAGATTTAAGCGATTTGTATCGCAATGTATTTGGTAAGTATTCTACCACAGGTAAAGCAATTAAAGGTATGTGGGATGCTGAGAGTGGTATACAAGCTAGACAGGAATTAACAGCTCTTAACCAAGGTATCGCTTTAAAACTAGAAGAGCTTGGGCATGATGTAATGGTCTCACCTGAGACTGGTGATTTATTAATGAATACTGAAAGTGGTTATCAAGAAGTGGATGACGGTTTCATTAATGGTTTGATTAATTCAAAAGCAGAGATAGGCACAGCAATAGCAGGTGCTGCCGCTGGAGCTAAAGCAGGTTCAAAGGTGGGTTCGGCCGTAGGTACTGGAGTGGGCTTGGTTGCAGGTAACTTAACAGGCGCAGGTTTAGTCCTACCTGAAGAAGTTGTTACTGGACCAGCGGGGGCGGCTATTGGTTCAAAAATTGGTGGTGTTATCGGAGGTATATCTGGTGGTATGTCAGGTGCAGCACTTGGTAGGGCTATTGACTTAACAGTTAATGCAATGCGACTAGGTGAGCAATTGGAAGCAAAAGTTTACCGTACACAAATGAAAGAAGCTGCTATATGGGATGGTGTTGCTGGTGTTATGGGTACGGCAGCTTGGCAACTAGGTAAAGGCAGTCTTAAACAGATGATGAAAGCCTATGATTTTGTAGGTAAGGGTAATTCAAAAGGTGCACTTAAAGCTTTAACTGAGAGTATGCATATTAGTCGTGAACAAGCAGATCTCTTAGTTGACAAATGGGAACGTTTTAATGGTACTGCAGCGCCAGGCAAAACACCTGAGGAAAAAGCAATATCTGTTGTTACATCTACACAACAAGGTGCGGAAGCATTTGTTAAGCCGGTTGCTGCTGTTGATCCTAAATTAGCTACTTCAGTTATTAGAGATGTTGACCAACGTGCTAAAGGTTTAATTAAATTTATTGATGAGACCACACAACCGGAAAATATGGGCGATGTAATACGTAAAGATTTATTTAGATACACAGATGACGTTAAAACGTTTTACGGAGATGTAAAAGATATTGGTGCTAAATCAATTGATGGTACAGACTTTGAGTTTGATTTCGATAAGTTAGCTATCGAACCAGTTGTGGAGTCTATAAATAAAGTAGTAACAGATCCTAGAAAGAGAGACGCGTTTGTGTCTTTTGCGGCTAAGGTTGGTAATGCATCAGAAGATCGATCTTTTTCAAGCTTAATAGAGTTGCGCCAATCAGTTAATAATTTTAAATATACTAAAACAGGTCTAAAGAAACCCGACATAGATGCACTTAATACCGTTGTGAATAAGATTGACGGTCAAATAGGCAGAGCGGTAAAAGAGTATATGCCGGTTAATGGTAAAGAATGGTTAAATCAATTTAGCTCAGCTAAAAAAGAATACTCCAAAATGAAACGTATGGAAGAGAACGTACTGTATAAGGCTATGACGAAAAAAGGAGCTACAGAAGCTTCTATTGAGCGTTCAACCAAAGTATACATTGACTCCCTAGATGACACATTTTTAGAAGTTATGGAGAAGTTACCTAAGGCTTCTCGAGCGAAAGCTGAGGGTGCTGTTATTAAAACCTGGACTGATAGATTTACACTAGGTTCAGCTTCTGATCAACAAGCATTACACTTCCCCGAAATTTCTAAGGCTTTGAATAAAGTTAAATTAACTACACCTGAGGGTATGCACGTTAAAAAGGTTATAGACGAGTACGCGGATATTTTTAAAAATGATGTACAATTATCTAAAGTATCGGGTAACTTGGCTACACCTAAATTCCAAAGTTACTTAACAACAGATCCAATTGTTCGAATTAAGTTTGAAGTTGCTACGCAGTCCTTTAATACTGTAAAGAAATTTGTACCAGGTAAATCAGCGAATAACTTAGCTCTAATGAGTAAGACAGCCAAGTTACTTGAAAACCCTTTGAATGCAAAAACTGCTGATGCATTTATTAAAGGATTTCCAGACACTGAAAAAGAAGTTATGACATCATTAGTTAAAAATCTACAGATTGAGATGGCTAAAGCAGGTGCTAAGGCAACTAAGACAGATGAGCAGTTTAAAAATTACTACAAACAAGATGCAGGTGGTAAATTAAGAGCCTCTAAGGGCGCTTTAGGTGATGGTGTATATTTACGCGAGAGTATTTCTAACCGAAATCCTGCGTCAAAAGTTGTTAAGAAAGAAGTTAATTTAACACGAATGGCAGGTATCGAAGACATTAGTAATGTTATGGGTCGTACAATTGACCCGAAAGAAATTCGTAAGCTACCGGAAATACAAGAAATACTAAAACAAAATGATTTTGACGGCATTAAAATTGACAATAAGGTGATGTTATTCAATGATTAAATGGTTACACAATATTTTTAAAAAGACTAAACAAGTAGAAAAGAAAAAGGAGACGAGCATGAGCTTTTCAAAAGAATTAGAAAAAGTGTTAGATTTGGAAGGTAAATATTCCAATCATAAAAGCGACAGTGGAGGTAAAACCATGTATGGTATTATCGAAGTTGTTGCTCGTCGGCATGGTTATAAGGGTGCTATGTCAAGAATGAGTAAAGCTAAAGCGACGGAAATTTATTACAAAGCGTACTGGAAACCTCTAGAATTAGACGCAATTAATAAAATATTACCTGCTATTGTACATGAGTTATTTGATACAGGTGTTAATCAGGGTATTGGTCGTGCTGCAGAATATTTACAGTACTCTCTTAACGCACTTAATAGACAAGGTAAGGACTATAACGACTTATCAGTCGATGGTGACTTAGGTCCTGCAACATTAAGCGCGTTAAAAGCGTATAAAAGAAAGCGTAAAGGTTCTGATGGTGATGTGGTTATGTTACGCTGCTTAAATTGCTTACAAGGTTCATTCTATTTAAGACTGTCTCAACGACGTAAAAAAGATGAAGATTTTGTTTTCGGCTGGATGAAAAATAGGGTGCAATAATGTTAGGACTTGGAATAACAATAGCTGTAGTAAAAACAGCAGAAGATAACAATGTGCCTCTACCGGCTTCATACTCATCATCAGCATACAATGAAGGATATCAAAAATGACAACTAAAAAACGATCAGAATTAATTACTTTAATTAATACTAATTTACCAACTAATAGTACTAATTTTATTACACCAGATAGACATAGAGCTGTATTAGAAGAAATTGTAGACAACGTCGGAATATACCATAAGCTTACTGCTTTACCTACTACTGTTAACGAGGACTCTCCAGACTTTATTTTATTAGATACTAATGAGTTTTATTTTAAAAACCATGCTGGCGATGCATATGTATCTACAAGTAGCTTCGCTCCTACAGTCACCGGTTCAGGTGATGTTATACCAACGATTACGACAGTTGCTGAAATTACAGGAGATGCTACCTTTGAAGTTGGTACGACTTACAATATTGCAACACAAGCAGAAGCAACTGGAACGCCGACCCCTTCTATTACATACCTTATTACAGTGAATGATACGCCTATCTCCATGACTACACTAGCGCAAGGTACATTAACGTGGGATGGTACACAAGAAGCGCAAGATGCGATTGATGCTGAAATAGCTGCTGGTAATACGCCTGTTGAATTAGGTATTCAAACTACTGCGACAAACTCGCTTGCCGGTGTGACAGTGCAAGGCTCTACTCCAATAGTATTAGATGCGTCCATGTCAATAGCGATCACAACGCCAGCACAATTGCCAACTGACCAAGTATATGAGTCAAATCAAGTATTTGTTGCTCCAAATCTTGTTACTCAACCTGTTATTACAGGCACGCCAACAACGGTGGAATATCGTTATGAAGTTGATCCAGAGAAAGACGGTACGTTTGTCGCTGAAGGAGGTTTCTTAACTTCCTTACCAACAAATGCGCCTGCAACAACTGGCTCGGTTGATGGTGATGCAAGGCTTGAAACTATTGTCGATAGAGGGTTGCCTACTGAGGTTCGTGGGTATTCAAATGAAATAACAACAACCGCTCCACTTACTGAAATATCTTCATTACCTAGTGTAATTGAGAGCTTTGACATAGCTGATGCAGTTAACGACCCATTTCCATTTTCTCAAGATTTTGAAACAACTGCCGTTGATTTAGTTAATAACACCATTGCGTATGACAATAGCGTATATGACTTCACTAATGATCTTGATGGTAGTAACTGGACACCCGTAACTTTTACAGAAGGTGGGGCTTTACCAACTCCTTTAGTGGAGGGTAAGCTTTATCTATTTTGGGATAAAAATGCTGATGGTAACGCCACTGTTTATGAATATTTAACTGATGCTGATTATGCAACCCACCCAGCTTTTGACGAAGGGCAGTTTGTCCCTCCTGCTCAAAATGCCAGTGAAGACTTAAATGCCATTAATTTTACAGACGTTGGTGTAGGTACGAATAGTTTTGCCACAAACGACTTATTAACCACCTTTGCAAGTGACGGTGGCGGTATAGGATTTGCGGAAACTAGTACAAGAATTAATGACTTTATGGAAGTTATTGGTAGTGGTTCAAATCGTCGTTTATTAAACAGGGGTGTATTAACAAGAACACCTGATGCTGCGGAATCTGAATTTAATGGTAAAACTGTGCCAGATAATATTTCTAATGCTGCTTTTTCAGCTTTATATAGTGGAAAAAGATATGTTGGTATGATTGCTGTTGGTAAACCGAGTGTGGCGCAATCAAATTCATCTCGTTATGTTAGGGGTGACAGCTCAAAAATTGATGTAGCATTAAATCAATTAAGCAATGGTAGAAATCATAATATGTCTACAGGTGATTATTATGAAGCCACGACGTATCCAGGCGCTACATTACCTACTGGATTACCAGTAAGCGGCTATGTCAGGCGTGTTTCTTCCTTTAGATTAACTTTCCATCCTACGGCTGATGATGCCGTAAACAATAATAATGCGGCTGATCTTACTGATACTGGTACAGGATTCTTTATTATTAAAAACCCAGCTAAAGTAGGGTCAACCGTCGGTCGGAATCAATATCTTATTGATTGGAATTATGCTGACGGGACACAACACATGATAACACCTAGCTTTTCCCTAAAAGATGAGTCTGTAAACATGGATAGCGTTACAACATGGTATCCTGACACAGGTGAAATGCGCTTTACTTTTGAAGCTGACGAATTACTAGATGATGGTTCATTAAGGGTATCGATATGGTTTCCCGAAGGTTCAACAAGACCTATTGCTGACGACACAGGATTAGCTTTAGAGAATGGTGATTATTGGATGAATGTTACTCCTAATCCAGGTTTTAACCCAACTCGAATAAGGTTTTTCCGTACGGAAGCTGATGCTATTGCGGCAGAAGGTTTAGTTACTTCTGATCCTGCTGTGAATACAATCACGTTTAGTACAAGAGGAAGCGGAGAATTTGGTTTTGCGTTACATCCTGATAACCCTTTCTATGAGGCAACAGACCAAGACCTAGATATTACTGACTTTGGTGTTGTAGGTGATGAAAGAGCTGTTTTCACCGGGTTTATTGACTTTACTCCTGATGCGGGTACAAACGTTTTCACTTCTGCGGGTGTAAATAGTCTTGATAACCTATTTAGTGGCGAGCACAGAGATACTGCTGGTTTAGTTACCGGAACGAATGGTAGTGTATTTTTATTTAATGCTGCACAACCACACGTACCATTAAATTCGGAATCTGGTAATTTTGTCTTTTTTGCGTCTGATACTGACCCAAGGGATGACATGCAAGCGGCGCTTGATACTTTAATGGCGACAAAACTCTAATTAGATTATTTGAATAAAAATGAAAAGATATAGGAATAAAACATGACACACCAAAACATTAATCTCGCTTTAGAAAAGGTCAATAAATACTTGCTTAAGGCGGATCTATCAGGAAAGACTTTAAGTGATTTAAGTTTGAAGGATTTAGCGACAATATTTCAACTTGTTTTGAATATTCAATCTTCCAGCTTTACTATTAAGCATGATGCTTCGCGCCCTTATGAAAAAGGTGAATTTAGTTTTGATGCAGGTCAAATTTGGGAAGCTGTTGCTACCGCTCCTGCTGGCTTATATCCACGGAATGACGATGGTTCTGTATGGACTAGTGCAACTATAGGTTCAGGCCCATCTCTTACATCTTCAACAGGACAAATCATAATCCCTATCTCTGCTACATTTGCAGGACTGTCTCCTGTGCCTTCGGACGCTTCAAGTGATATATCTTATTGGACAATATTAACGGCTGACGATATTGGAACAGGCGATGTTGATAATCCACAATACCCAAAGGGAATTTATACAAGCGGAGCTAATCAAGGATCTGGCTGGATGTTTGCGGTTGGTTTTGGTGATAATAATATTGAGATTTTAGATGAAGATGATTTTGCTTCTGATGATGCAACAAAACCCCCTTCTCAGCGATCTTCAAAAGCTTACTCAGATAAACATAATAACTTTCTTGCGGCGGCTGGTTGGCAATCTGCTAATTCAGGCGCAATAACAAAAGGTACGGGTAAAGAGCTTGCTTATTCAGGCGGTGAATTTATCAGGGTTGTAAACGGTGTGGAAGAGAGTTTCGTTGTACCTGCACAAGACCCTATTAACTTGCAATATATAGGTGGTGATGGTGTTAATATTGGATCTACAGTGACTGATGTTGATAACCTTCAGTATGATCCAAGCGATAGCGGTACACTAGTAAATATCGGCGATGAAAGTACGGCTGATGTCAATGACGCACAAGCTCAGCAATTATTTTTAGACCCCTCTACAGGGCAGTTCTTTATGCAGTACGGTACCCAGCGTTATTCCACAACCGCCGCTGCTCTTTATCAGTATCCTCAGTACGAGAGGCCATCTACTAGTATGTTAGTTAACGTCTTAATGGCTGTTTATTGTATAGATGAGGACTCTACGACATTGACAAGCGCGACAAATGGTAGATTAGCGTTAGTTAATTCAGCAACGGCTGGTGGTGGTGAGCCTGTCCAGCTTCTTCCTGCTTGGATAGATCCTGATAATGCAGACTACTCTACATTCGGTCAAACGTCAATGGAGCAAATACTGTCGGTATCTAAAGAACAAGTAATTCATGTGGATGATTTTACAACCGCTAACACAACGGACGTTAAGTCAGGTCAGTATATTATTGTAGGAAAGGGTGGAAACTATGCTGGTACATGGAGAAATCATAGTAATGAAACTCACACTTTTGTTGCCACAAATTTAAACTTCACTCGCATAAGCGGGCAGATATTATCTTACGGTTATAACGATCTGGCTGACGCTACTGGCTTAACATTTGGCGGTGGTGCAATTTTAAACATTGCGGGTTCAGGCACATGGAGAAATACAAGTACGGACGGTCAAGAGTTTAATGGTGTTGAAGATGCAAACTATAGAATAATAGCTGATATCTCCGCGCCAGAAGTTAATTATGGACCGCTACCTATTGGTGATGTTGTTGATACTGATACGGAATATTTAGCTATAGCTCCAGAGAATACAGCCAATGAAGTCTTTGGGAATACCTACATTGTAAAACCTCACGCAACACCAACTCCCGACCCTATGACAGCTACGTTTTGGGATGCTATGGAGGTGGTTGGTGGTTATACATACCCGGCAAATGCAACACGTACGATTAATAGTAATGGTACTTTTGGTATGCCTTTAGATTTAAAAAATTCAGTAGATGCTAACACTTATCATATACCTGTAAATTTCACACCTAGCTTTCAATGGATAGGTGTCAGTGATGCCGCCTTTGTTTTCAATGACTATACGAATGGCTTAGTTGAAGTGGTCGCGCAAGCACCAAATCAAGAAATTAAAATAACTGGTAGTGCATGGTTTGTTCATACTAGGGACGGTAACTTCCACAAGGTTAGCGTTTACCCTGCTACTTCTACACCACCTTTACAAGTCGCAACGAATAGCTTTGTTGGTAATATTGTCACAGGTAATGCGAATAATTCAAACGGCCCTCGTGTTGTTGGTGAATTTACGCCAGCGAATACAGGTCTTTATGAGTTTAAATACTGGGAAGTTACAAACAATAATCAGGTATGGGCGAGCTTAGGTACAGAAATGGCAAATGATGATAATGACGGTCATAAAGATCTACATGACGGTTCGCTTGCTCGTATTGATAATGGAGCTGCAGCCGCAAAAACACAGACTGTTTATGTTCAATTAACTGCTGGTGTGACATACCACATATCAGGCTGGGGTGGCGGTGGAACGGCTGGGACAGTTGGTACTTTAATTAGATGGGCTTTGCCAGAATAGGAGAAATCAATAATGAGTAAACAAGATAGAGTAACAGACGGAGCGCTAGGAGAAATAGGCAAGCGCGCAGGAGGTGTGGCTTTCGTCGCTGTTGGCTTCGTTCTTGTAGTAGGTGCGCTGATTGCCTTCAGAGGTCCTATAGGTGAAATCTTTACGGCCACCGACAAGATTGAAAAAGCTAGTATATTCGTGGGAGAGCAGGAAGAGATTAATAAGTTCTTGTCTGATAGCGTCTTGAAACTTCAAACGCAGATGGAAGGACAAAGCGATTTAGAGGCTGTTCATAAGAAGACCTCTGCTGAGCTAACTAGATTGTCTAATAACTTCTCAGCTGTGGAAAAGTCGTCCACGAGTTCCTATGAGAAGGTAAACTCTTTAGGTCAGGAGTTCGGAGAGTTCCGCTCTAAAAATGTAGAGTTTGAGAAGGAGCTTTCCCAAGTTAGGAGTGACTTAAACCAAGCTACAGAAAAGATAGTTTTAAATAGCGTCTTTACTGCTGAACAACCTAAGCGAGCTGCAGGACGTATTAAAGACATAGCTTTCAATAACTACCTCGCTACTGAGAACAAGGTTCTTATAGAAAAATTAGTAAAAAAGATCGACCAACTTAAGAATGATATGGCTAGACTTAAATCAAAACACGATGCTGCCTACGCACAACATAAGGATCAACCATGAGCAATAACAATGAGCTAGAGAAGATGTTCTATAAGATACTAGGAGGATTGATATCCGCAGCTATTGTTTATATGGTCATAGCAGTGTCACAGGTTTGGTCCCTTACTCATCAAGTGGAAGAGCTATCCCGCGATGTGGAGAAGATCGATATCAACATTACAAGGATCCATGAAGATGCCATGGACCACGCCCACCGTATAACTAGTTTAGAGGAGCATTCACATTGAAAAACTTATTATTTATACTAATCTTAGGTTTAACTGCCTGTAGCTCTGTAGAGCCTTACGGTAAACCCAAGATTACTTTACAAAAAGATGTATTAAATGGAGGTGATCCTCGGTTAATTACAGCAATAGAAATAGGGGCAACTATAAAATGAGAGGAATAAAATAATGACAAGTAACATGCCTAAAGACCAAAATGGGTATCCAATCCCTGCATTAAGACTATCAACTGGAGGAGCTCATGCTATAAATGCAACAGCTACTGCTACACGTAACACAAGCGATTTTAACACAAATTGTAGAGTAATTTCTTTATACGCAACTGAAAATGTGTATGTTGAGGTAGGAGACGCAACTGTTGAAGCAACCACATCTAGTCACTTCTTTCCAAAAGGAGTTTACTACGATGTTGCTTTAATAGATGATAACGTTTCCAAAATTAGGGACACTCATATATCTGTACTAAAGTATGGTGCTGATGATGGTGTTTTATTCGTATCTGAAAAGTTATAAGAAAGGACAAAATAATGACAGATAATCAAAACAATGTAGAGGATAAGGGCACGTTGCAACTTATTGATGAGCAATACAAAGCATTCCTAGCTTCACCTTTACTAGAAAGACTACTAAGTAAAGTTAATGGTAAAAAAACGTATATCTTTGGTTGGATGACTAAAGTATCTAGTGTACTTGGCTTTTTTGCTGGTAGTGTTAGCCTAACGGAAATGCTTGTTGGTATTGGCTTAGGTGGAGGTATTGTCGGTGGTCGACATGCTATTGATAAACTTGATACTAAATTAGGAGGTACCAATGAAAATTCTTAAAATTATATTAATGCTATTAGCTTTAACCGGTGTTTACACTATTGTGACTAATGACACAGTTGTTGCATTTACATCTACTGTAACTGAGAAGGTACAGGCCATTCAAGAAGAACGTGCTTCAGAAGCACCTTCTCAAGATGAGTTAGATGATGTTGAGTAGCATCTTAGGTATATTTGGTAACGTGACTGGGCTCTTAAAAAAGCTCAGTCATTTATTTGAACAACGCGAACGTGATAACTTAGTTCGTACAGATGAAAGAGCTAAAGCTCGGGAGAAGCAAGATGAAAAGATTGAAAGTGCTCAGCGTGCTGCTAAGTCCGTTGATGTTACAAGCGTGCATAACGACCCAAACAACAGGTCCCGCAGTAATTGATACATCGTGTAAAGTGTTTACTCAGATTAGTTATTCATGCCCTCAACCTTTGCACAGTGAAAAAACACTTTGTGCAATAGAAGGTGATACAGCAGAAACAGTTGAAGAGATAAAAAAGCACAACGCTAAATACAATGACTTATGTACTACTTTACATAATAAATAGAGGAATCATGTATTAGTCTTATACTATATCTTCAAATACGAAGGCCCCAGAATGTCCATATAATCAATGGATTTGGGGCCTTAGTTTTATGCTCGGAAGCCTAAAAGGTTGCAGAAAACCTAGTAGAATTGATTTTATTTTATAATTTAAACTTATTTTTCAAAGTGTAGCGCTCAGGTTCCAAACCTTGGTTCAATATAAAGCGTAATTGCTCAGTCGAACGGATAAAATAAGCTCGCCCACCTGCGTCTATAATACTATTAATCTTAGTTTTTTGGAGCTCTGATGGGCGATCATTTTTCCATTTGATTTCAAAACCAAAAAACTGCCCTTGAATACAAGCTATCAAGTCAGGCATACCGCTTTTAGATGAGCCAACTACATTAATTACAAGCGCTTCAAACTCAGTTTCTAACATTTTAATAATATTTGGTTGAAGTGGATTAGCCATTATTTATCAATCCTCACAGAAACAAAACGAGGCAGGAATAAACTCCAATTACCTGTCTTTGCGTCTTGTATTAAGCTATTATATTTAACTTCAATTGTGCGCATTAAAAAATGTGCTGGTGCTTCCGCTCTATCGTTATCAGTTAAACCCGAACCAACTTTAACACTTACAAATTTTCCCTCAACCATTCCTTCACAAATTAATGTACCTATTACATCTTTATACTTACCAGTACCAATTACCCAACTGACACATTTTAAATCAGCGGTTTTAATTGCTTTAACCTTAACCCAATCAGTACTACGTTTAAATGTGTACAGGTGGTTCCATTGCTTAATTATTATACCCTCGAAGCCTTGAGCATACAATTCAGTAAATGCTTTATTAGCTTGTTTCATAGTATCAATATCAACGTAGTCAGCCATAATAATACGATTGTTAAACATATTATCAATTAACGTTTTAGTCATGGCGTAGCGAGTACTATAAACCATATCACATTGTTGTCTATTGAAGTCGTTTATTTGCATACCGTCAAATACATGAAAGTTAAAAGGCATACCGGTTATTGGATTACCTTTAATTGCAGAATTAACTTTACCTGCAACATTAGTATGGTTTGAGTGAGCAGAATTTCCAACAGTTAATTCACCATCGAATACAAAATCTAAATCAGGCATTGAACAATTCAAAAGAGACTTAGCTAACTCAGGATATTCAAACACTTTACCATTACGTGTTCTAAAGATAACTGATTGAGTTTTACTGTTGACAAAAGCTAATACACGTACTCCATCGTATTTAACTTGTGCAATACAAGGATATTGTATTTTATCTAAAGGTACCTCCTTAGCTAGTTGCACTTTAAACTGAGGTATAAAATCTTTACCAAATGTATTATTACACGTAGTTGCAGTAACGCCACAATCTAGGTCACGATTACAAATTAGTTTAATTAAATCACCATAAGTATTAGCGTAGTTAGTGACAACGTTTTCTGCCGCACCACCTGTTAGACTTCTATCTGCTAATTGCCCTAGTATATCAAACATACCCTTTTCAGGTTCATTAACAGAAGACCAATTGATTTTATCGAAGCGTATACCGTAAGTTATTTTAGGATCATAAGCCGCCTTAAATATTCGTTTCTCATTATCCGTAGCTGAACGCATAATTTCTTCTTTATCTTTTCTACTCATAGTTCTTCTTAGTGTCTGTAATATCATAGTTCTATCTCCTCAAATCTACTGTCTACAAAATTCTTTTTATTTTCGCTACAAGTCTTATACACTTGGTGACTAATTGCATTTTTAACTAATAGGAAATGCACTTTAATTTCATCTTTTCTATCGTAATTTGCCTGCCTAGCTCGACGTTGTGAATGGCGAGCAGTAGAAAAGTCTTGCGAGTATATAACTAAGTGTTTATGCATACTTAAGTCAACGCCTTCTGCATAGCTTGTTGCTTGTAATATCTTAGCTTTCTTAAAGTATCTTTCAAGCTTAATTTTATCTGCTTTATACTGATACATAATAACAAGTTCTTTAGTATCTCCCCATGTAGACATAATGTAGTCGACTTTTTCAGTGTTTGCTAAATCTAAATAAGTAGGTACTTCTTTCTTATCTACAATTTCAGTGTACTTAATCGTACCACCTTCCAGCATGTGTAATGTCCAACGCAATTTAATGCATGTATCACACTCAATAAGATAATCCTTACCTGTTTCTTCATGGCTAAAATCAAGTACTTTATCCTTAAGAACACTATTGTAGATATGTTTAATAGGAGGGCTTAATTCGATAAAATGTATCTCATCTTCTGGATCGTGTTCAATACCCATTTCTTTACGTGTACCAGATACAAATAAATGCTCAACTTCCCGTTCTATACGCTCTTGATCTACAGCTTTATAGTCTGGTGACGTTTGTCCTTGTCCTCTGTATATAAGTTTATGGCGTCCAGCTTTATCTTTAACCGCATATTCTTTATACCATTCATAAAAGTTTTTAAACTTCTTCCAAGGACTAAACACACAAAGTGCAAATTGATGAAACAATAAATGTCTCCCTTGAGCATGAGGTGTAGCTGACATGTAGATAATAGGCTTGCCCCATACTATAGGGTATATTCTGCTCCATGTTGAAGACTCTTTAGGTACACTAGAAATATAGTTATGCGCTTCATCAAGAATAACAAGCTGGAATTCACCTTTGACATGATGAGCTTTACCATAAGTAGTAACAACATATTGACATAAGTGGATATAATTGTCTAACGCTTTATTCCAACCTTTAACAGATTTTTCATTCTTTGTTAAAACTAAAACATTAACAGCAATTGTCTCTTCAGCCATTAGTATCGCTGTTAATGTTTTCCCTGTACGTTCTTCCATAGCTAAATAGACTATACCATGTTCTTTAAGTATAGGTAAACCCAGCTCGGCTTTTTCAATTTGCTTAGGTTTAGGAGTCCACATTCTCAACTGTTTCTTTTCTAATGTGTTGTCTAAAGTCTGAAGGTGAATACATATCAGTAATCACAATACCAAATTCTTCAAGAAAACGTTTAGCAACTTTTTCATGTGGTTTTGTACCAGTTATATAATTAGTAATTTGTATTGGCTGCACCGTTATACTATCACTAGATAACATCTTAGCTAAAGCATACTTTGACGCTACATCGAAATTTTCTGCAATGTACGAGATTGCCTCTTTTGTAGTCATTTCCATTAAATTAAACCTTTCTCTTGAGCGATATATTCACTCATAGTAAACACATATTGTTCTTTTGGCCCTGATCTATCGACTATAGACTTAGGGAGGAAAATACGCTCAGCTTCTTCGCCAAATTCATCTTCTTCCGTACTAACACAATAAGCATCTTTTGTTTCAAAGTGATATATTAAGTCGTCAATCTCAATCTTACTGCTCACAGTCTTACTCCAGTTGTTGGTGCATCTTGCATTGTATCATCTTCTGAAACAAAGCCTTGAGTATCCGGTTCAACATAAGTAGTAATTAAGTCAAACAAGTTAATATCACGTACCATATAAATCAACTTAGTTTGTTCTTTAAAATATACTTCGTAATCGGTACCTTCCATTTTCTCTTCACAAACTTCTTGATAAACTGACAATGCATCTGCTTCAGCTGTTGCTGCATCAAAGATCAACTTCTCTGCAGTCTTTTCGCCTACTTTAGGTAAACCAGGAATGTTATCAGAATTGTCGCCCATAAGCACTTGACGCCATAATTTAAGTGTTGCTTCTTCTTCCGATATTTCAATCCATTCTTCTTTCACATAGTTATAATGTAATCCGGGTACTTGTAAAATATCTTTATCAATACCGCAATGAATAGCACCATTAAGTGTCATGTCAGTTGCTATACCATCATCAGCCTCATAACCATGTACACGAATTGCTTTATGTTCTTTAATAAGCCATTCCTTAGCGTGATTTAAATAACGAGGACGTTTCATCGAAGCGCGATTGCCTTTATAAGGACGTGTTTTACCAATATCATATCTAAAGTTATTCTCACCAGAAAGATAAATACGCATATTACTAATACCAGTATCAGTTGCAATCTTTTCCAATGTAGAAGCTAAAATGTCTTCAACAGCACCTTCAAAATGATCTTCACAAACTGCGGCTGTTCGGTAAGCTATAATATCACCATCAACAGCTAGTATTTTATTTTCTTTACCTTCAATATCCATGTTATTTCTCCTCTATAACTATATCTAATTTATTTTGAGCTGGCATGTTTTCATTTATCCATGCTTGTTCTTGCTCTGGGGTTATTGGCTGGCAACCCATGGCAACCAATAAAAATACTGATAACCAAAACATTGCTAATAGTATTGCTATTTTTCTTCTTGTCATTACTGCTCCTGTACTTTTTGAAATTGACTTTCTGCTAATAAAAATCCGAATAACGGCCAAAGCTTACTTATAGCATTATCATAAGCTAATCTTGCGCCAATTTCTCTATCAAAGTTTTCGAAATTAACACATGAGCTTTCACCTCTTACTGAATATCCGTTATCAAGATACAATGTACATATAGTAGTTGTATCATCTTTACGAGATACGTCATACATATATACATACGTTATATCTTCAATTCTTGCTTCCATGTACTCTTTAGTTACATTGGGCGCAGGTCTTGTACTCAACCTTAATTTTAGTTCGTTATCACCTAACATTTCTATTCCTCGTCTCTTAGTGGTAGTTTTTTTAATTCAATTAAAAAGGCTGCGTTACAAGCTATATGATCTATATGATCTAAGCCACTCTCTTCGTCTTTAACCTCACCATTCTTAAAGGCAATTAAATGACGTTCTAACGCATCCCAATATCGTTCTTGACTTGGTACTTTCTTCCAGTTATCAACTTTGTATTTCT